TGCCCCAACAGCGATAAGAATGCGGTAGGTGTATGCGCGTTGTGTTTCAGTCATGTTTATACCTTTTCCAGATAGTAGTCGATCATGTAACGGTCGGGGCTGATGTTGCCATCAATCCCAACCACCCTGTGTGTAGTTGTTGTGCCTTTGAAACGAACCTGAATTGTGGACCCGACATAGATGGATGCAACGGCGGTGATGTCCTCTTGCACGTTCCAACGGATCCGTGTGATTTCGATGCCTGTAGTGGAATACCGGGCGAGTGTGGCCACCAATGAATTGTCGAGTTGGTTGGATGCTCGGAGGCTGGGGGATTCGCCGACCCCACCCGACCAGGTGTAGATGTGGCTTGTTGTCCAAGGTGTGTCGCCGTCAAAGTAGTCAAGGACACCTTCGCCGAAGTAGATTGCGTCGGCCCACAGACGGTCGTTGACGGTGTGGTTTCCACCACCAGTTCGGGTGTAGATGATGTTGACGGTTGCCCGGACAGCGTTGGCTGGCGAGGAATAGACGGTGTCGGGTGTCCGATACCAAGTGTTAGCCGTTGTCAGGGTGACGTTGGTTCCGGTGGTTGTCGAGATTGTTGCGTCGTTCTCGTCAAACCAGTTCACGTCAACACGCGCCCGAACATCAGTTCGGGATACTGTGCCACGCGCACACCACGCCCGGACACGGTAACTACGAGAACCGCGCACCGGAATGCCGTCGTCCTCGCCACCTTCAAAGTTGATACCGTGCAACGGTTGCGCCGTAATTGTGCGTGATCGTAACGCCCAGTCACCCGAATAGGCGGTGAACGGGTTGGTGTCCTCGGACGGTCGGCGGCGACGCACACGGTTCGTTGCACCACCAGACCAACCAATCGCGGTGTATTCCGCAGACGGGTTGATAATCAAGTTAGGCAAAGAGAATTGGAACCCAATATTGGTGGAGATTTCCGCTTGACGATTGCCGTAGGTGGTAATGCTGGTTGCGTCTGACTCTTTCCAGTTCGCATCAAACGGAATACCCGTTGTGTTCACACCGTTGATAACCATGTAGTTTTCCTCGTTGAATCCACCAATACGGGTGATAACGGGGTCGGTGATTCGCGCCAATGAACGGTTACTGGCAACAATGGTGTTGGCGACGTTTGCGGACGACGACTCTTGATCTAACTCGGTGTAGTGAAGTTGCCCAGCGGTTCCGACCTCATCGGTGAACGTCTTTCCGGACGATGGTGCGGTTGTCAGGTCGCGCATATAAATCAGGTTTGTTCGGCCTGTCGTTTTGTTGGTTGGCAGAACGTGTTGGCCGTACCAGTAGACACCATCGGTACTTGCAACAAGGTCAAGGTGGTTTGAAACTGTTCCAACCATGTCGGTATCGGAGAATGGTGCGAATGCAATCGAGTTGTTGGTTTGAATAATCTTGGTTGCGTAAGTTGCGTCGATTGCTTTGTGAATCGCGGCGACACGATTTTCCCAGTCATAGGTTGCGGCGGTAATCAGGGTTCCGCTGACGGTTGATGCGCCACCAATACCTTCGAGCTGAAACTGCGACACATAGCCAACCCAGTCCGCACAAACAATCGTCGTCAACGTGATTGGTGTGGTGTAAGACACCGACGGATCAAACACAATCCGTTGCGAAACATTTTGAACATACCCGGTGAACACATATTGAGTTGTGCCAGTACGGCGCAAACGCACGATGTCGCCCACCAAAGGGGCTGTCGCAACATTCTTGAACGTGGTAACAAGTGTGCCTACATCAACCTGTGAAGTGCCCGGTGCCGATACACGGCCACCCTCCGAATAGTTGATGCCGTCCACAATGTCGGCGGTACGATCCACCCAGGTAAACGTCGATGCCCATGCGGCGGTTTCTAAGGTCATCTGCCCATAGATGGGTTCCTCGATGATGGGTAGTGCCATTAGCGGACTCCGTTTGCCCGGTTGAAGTCTGACAACACTCGCGCTACTTCACGCCCGGCTGATACGGAGTCGACGGGTGTATTGAAGTTGATTACCACACCTTTGTTGCCCATGCGTGACGTGCCACCGAACGGTTCTGAACCTCGCCCAGAATTGTCGCCTCGAGCATTGTTCCCACCGCCACCACCGCCGCCCGTGACCGTGCCCAGAACGCTGTTACGGAAATCGCGCAACGCACCCACCCAGTCCATGTTGAACGATGTAATCGAATCCAAAAAGCCTTTGACCTCACCCAAGAACTTTGCCATGTCACGGACACCCTTAGCGCCCTCCACAAACGCATCAGCAATCGCCTCAACGTCTTTACGGCCTTGAGGTGTGCCCAACCATGCAGAAACCTCTTTGTTGATGTCCTCCAACGGTTTCAGCATTTGCTCACCAATGGCATCGCCAATCTGGTTGAACTGTGCCGTCAACTTTTCAAACGGGGTTGCCGATGCCTCCGCCAACCCAGATACGCGACCCTCAATCGACTTGAGAATCAGATCCTGCGCCTCAAGTTTTTTGCCCGACTCGTCAAGCGCCTTAATTTTCTTTTGCTCGGCTGCAGTAAACGTGATGCCAGCGCGAGTCAGCGCGTTCAAACTCTTAGTCGGGTTCTCAAGGATTCGACCCAGCAGACGGGCATTGGTTTCCATCGACCCGAACCCACCTGCAGCCAAGTCAATCGCAGCCTTTGTTGCCCGGTCGAACGTGCCACCCAACTCGTCAGCAGTATTACGCAACGACTTGAACACCAACAGTTTGCGCTGCACCGCTTTGATTTGCTCATCGTCAATACCAGTCGCTTTGTTCACCTGATCGGCGTAAGCAGCCATCCGCTTAGTGGTCGCGGTTGTCGCCGCGCTGACACCGTTCATGGTTTCCAACATGAACTTCAACTGAATGTCGGCTTTGCGCGACTCCGCACCCATGTTCAGAATGGTCGGGATGTAACGCAGAACAGCCAGCGTAAGCCCCAGCATGGCCCCACGAGCGACGTTAAACGCCTTAGTGGTGTAATCACCAAAGGACTTCGTTTTAGTCGCAGCAGTACGCAAGCCCGACGCATACTTTGTCGCGTTCATCGCCAACGTGACAATCATGTTCGATGCAGCCATCACTTGCCTCCGTTCATCATCTTTGCAATCGCGTTCACTTCACGCATTGTCAAACCTTGTATCTCTGTGACCGAGAGCCTCGCACCAACCACCAAAGTTGCCAGCACCATCGCCCGGTCATCTCTTATTTTTTTACTGCGTCCGGTTCGTCCGCACCGAACAAGTCGGTCAGGTCGGTCGGGGTCAAAGCTTCAGCCTGCTTGATAGTGAAGCCGGGGTCGATGCGTCGTTTCATGATCCATGCGAGTCCGATGCGCAGACGGTAAACGCCGGGCTTGTCCTCGCCAATTTCGCTGAATGACAGTTTGGCGTAGTCCTCGATTTCGGCGATTTCGCCTAGGGTGATGTTCTCAAAGTCCATTAGTGTCAAAGCCTTTCTGCTTTATGTATTTGTTCAATCTGAAGTTTAGCAACGTGACCATGTAAGACTTCTTTTTCTCGCGAGCCTTAACAATGTAGGGGTTGCCTTTACCTCGTACTGTGGTGCGCCACACACGGTCACCAGTTTGTGAACGTGTGCCAGCAACGTGGTAGGTTCCGAGCGATACGGCCCGACCGTACTGAACACCTGTGGTTTGTGTTGCTGCTGATCCGACCACGTTTCGAACGCGAGCTGAACCTGCGGTCACGATTCCGCCAAATACCATTCGGGAATCGACCCCACCTGTCACCTTGTTCTTGACAAACGCTTTTTTGGATGCGTAGCCACGAATGGATGTGGCGAGTCGCCCGGTGATGACTGGGGCTGTTGCGACGGCCTCACGAGCAACAACCTGCGCCGCCTCCTTGACCCACTTCTCGAACAAGTTACGGTCGCCACCCATCTCCAAGAACTTCTTGCGCGTTGCGTTGAGTCCTTTGATGTAGGTACGGCCCTTAGAGTCCTTCAGCAGGTAAATACCCTCTGTCGAACCGCTAACGACCGTACCAGCCATCGTCGGGCCTACGGGGTGGTGTCGTAGACAGGTGCGCCGACAACGTCCATGCGGACACCGTCGAACGAGAACGTGCCGTCAGCCGAAGCCTCGCCACCGAGCATGAACGCACCCTTGGCAGGGATACGAACCGTTCCGGTGATGTGCGGTTGCGACGACGATGCGGCAGCGTTGCCGTGAGGTGCGTAAATGAACGCAACTTCCTCACCAGCGTTGTCCCACATTGCAACCCACAGCGAGGTCGTCGCGGTCGACTGCACACCGGACACGGTGAAGTAGAAGTCGCGGCGGCCACCAAGACCAGCGTCGTAGAACGTGTTCACATCGGCTGATGCATCCTCGGACTGGAACGAAACAGCCGAGAAGTCTGCCCAATAGTCCGAACCGTCGATGACGAACTTGAGTTTGTTTGCTTTGATGCGTACTGATGTTTCCGTCAGGTCAGCCATGATTTTCTCCTAGAGTTTGGTGTTTTGGTAAACGGTGATTGTGGTGGACAAGTATTCGGCGTTCTGTACCGAGAGTAGAGACGGTGCAGACACAGCCGACGCATAGAACCCAGCCGCATCACTAATCGCGGTCAGAGTCTCGTCAACGAGATCGTCAAGTTCCGAGGCCACAACCTGATTGGATGCGGTCTGAACAATCAGAGTCACATCAAACCCAACCCTGAACGCGCCAAAGGTCTCCCCGGACACAACCCAGTCACCCGACGGCTGAACAACAGCCATAGGTGGTGTGATGCGTTCGGGCACATACTCCATTGCACGTAAACCACCATTCTCCAGAACGGTGGCTAGTGCGGCGCGAGCCTCAGCAATCATGCAACACCCAAACCGACCCACGGGGTCAGAATCGGGTATGCACCAACCATCGGGTCACGTGCAACACGAACAGCAGAACCACCATCCAACGTGGCGAATTGTGCAACCCCATTCGGGGCACTACGACGGTGAAACAATTCCGATCCACACTCAATACGAGCGCGTTGCAGAACATCAGCGTTCACCGTCGCAGTACCCACGAACTTGGCGACAAGAGCGACAGCCTCATCCCAACATGCCTCAACGAAAGCATCATCGTTCGGCGCAGCGCCAACGTAATCCTTCAGTTGCTGGTAGGCAGGTACAGGTTGCGACATCGTTTGTCCTTGTTGTCAATCAGTCCGAATTAGGCGGTCTGGTCGATGGGGATGATGAATGCCGGGTACTCGTCAGCAGTCGCCGTGTAGGTCGAGATGCTGAAAGCCTCGGACAGGTTCACAGCGTTCTCCTGCGAGAGACGGAGTGCGCCCGACGTGTATTGACGGAGGGCCAGCGACGAAACAAAGGCGCATTCGTCCTTGTTCACGTGGTCGAGTCCAGCGTCAACGATGATGGGGATGCCTGCAATGGATCCACGGAGTCCGGAGACGTTTGCGGAACCGACTGCACCGAGTGCCTCACCAGCGAACGAGATGACCGGGGTGCCGTCAAGGGCGAGCAAGTCCTTGAAGGTGGCCTTGTCAACAATCAGCGCGTCAATCTGCACACCGTTGGGCGTGAAGTAGTTTGCCGATGCGTCAGCGAGTCCGCCAACCCAACCGTCGTAGTTGGTGTTTGCGAGGGTGACCTTGTTGCCAGCGGTGACCTGTGCGGCGCAGACTGCGGCGTACTTGGTGCGCAGCTGCGTTGCGAGAGCCTTACCGAGGGCGATTGCCTGACCACGGAGAACCGAGTTGAGGTAGTCGACGCTGGAACGGTCGATGACCTGACGCGACAATTCTGCGTAGTTTCCAACCGTGATGATGTTCTCAGTCGACGTACCCAGGTTGAGCTCGTAGTATCCGAGGTCGTCACCTTCAGCAGCCTGAGTCGCAGTACCGTCGGTCTGCGAGTCAACCTGTGCGAACGTGATCGTCATGCCAGTTGCAGGGGTGACACCAGTACCGAACACCGAACCGAGAGGGTTCGCTGCCTCGACGAGACGGATAAGGTCAACGTCGATGGGGGTGGTGATGGATTCCGCAGTCGTCGCACCGGTGAAAGTACGGTCGTAGACCTTTACGGCGTTTTCGTCACCGGCAACGAGTGCCTGCAAGTAGTCACCAGCAGAACGGTAGGACGGGGCAGGTGCCTCGACCTTGTTGATGCCAGCAATTTCTCGCTCAAGCATCTGAATGGATTCGCGAACCTCGGCGAGGCCGGAATCGGTGGGAGTGATTTCCTCCACAGTTTCCTCCTTGGGGGAAGCCGAGTCCGGGATTTCCGGGTCGGTGTCGTCCTCGCGAACCTCAGTCACAGATGCGTCTGAGTACCACGGGAACGAAACTAGCGACACCTCACGCACGAATGCGTCGGTGACAATACGGTTGCGCTGGTCATCCATCTTGGAATCGCGCATAACAAAACCAACAGAAAACTTGTTGATGAAACCATCCTCAAG